ACAGTTACGGTTTTGTTTACGTTTGCATTTACGTTTTTTGCTTCTTCGACCGGGTTCCCCCTGTCCTACGGCTTCTACATTGCCGAGCTGTCCACTAATTTACTTGTTGCCCTGTCGAATCTAGGTCAGGCCCTTCATAAAGAATCTATGTAATACTATCCAATAAAAATAGTTTAACGGAACTGCTAAACATAACAATATGTGATACCATTCAATATTCATAAACTTCCTTATGGTGGACCTGGGGGGATTCGCACCCCCGTCCAAGACACTTTTCTCTTTGCTTCATACAGCAATAACACTTATTTATTCGTCGTCTACTTGATCAACTGGAATCCACCCTAGTTTAAAAAAGTCTTCGCGGATCTCATCTGTTACTGTACCTTCGCTAACAAAGTCGCCAGGCAGCGTGGTGGGTATTGGCACAGTAAGATTGCTCGCACCACGTATACCAGAACAGTAATAATCTATATAATCACCTGATTCAACCATGTCGGCAACAATACCTCCGGCATAGCGCCATGAGCAACTGTAAGTCTCACCTTTTAAAAGTGGCCAAACTTCGTTGCGTTGCCAGTTTTGATTGCACATGGCAGCATACAGATTCTGTGCGTAAAATTCGTTGGCTTTGGCCTTGTCACATATCCATTTGGCACTGCGCAAGTCATATTCTAAGTTGTTCTTTTGCCATTCTGTATCGGCCTCTCTAACCAACTTATCAATATTATGTTGTTTGTACATTGCGATGTATGACTTACTGGGCTCTTTGCCCTGTTCTTCACACCGCTTGATGTACTTTTCTTTTTGAAATGTATTACGCTCAGGACTGGAGTTCATGATGCTTCCTAAGTTAGATGGTTGCGGGGGAAGGACTCGAACCTCCGGCTTCCAGGTTATGAGCCTGGCGGTCTACCACTGACGTACCCCGCGATAATTGGTGCCCGGCTACTCACACCACATGAGCCCCGAACTGAGCTGTTACTCTGTCCACGTTCTTTTCTATTTAGACAGGCAATCGTCCCTGCCTTTGTGATTTCTCAAGTCGCCGACGAGGCCTTAGCGGTAGATCCAATGCACCGTGCTACTGTCGTATCTAGCAATAACGCACTTCAATAACGGTGAAGTGTAGCCGGGGATGGCGGAAGCGGTGAGATTCGAACTCACGAGGGACGTTAATCCCTGCTGGGTTAGTAATCCAGTGCCATCGGCCACTCGGCCACGCTTCCTATCTTTAAATATTATTTTAACAAGAAAACGTTACAAAGTCAATGGCGATTGGTTAAACAACTTCTTCGACCACTGCACTTACTACGTCAGTTTGTGCAAGTGCCCACGCACACCACGCATCTGCAGATTGGCGGTCAATCCATGTTCTCTCATGCAATTTTTGACCACCATCGAGCTCGGTTACAGCTATCGTAGATGATTCATTGTTAAACTCGACAAGTTTTGCTTGATAGTCAGGCGATACGAAATCTAGACCAACTATTACTTTTGTTTTATACATAATTTTTCCTTTAAAAATATGCTAGAATTTTTCATTAACTCTGGCACGATAACTAGCAGTTGATAACCCTTTAAACCGATCCGCCGCATAACTGGCAGCAAATGCATTAGGTTTAACTGATGGCGTCACATTACATGTTCCTTTAATGTACCCTACAGCCTGAGAGATCACACAACTCGACCCGTATTTATCGTCAGGATTGATATCCAAATGCACCTCAACATGGCGATTTTCCAACACTTCACCTAGCTTTAAGTACAGTTCGGATACTTTATACACTTCGTTCATTAGACGCATACTTGGCCGCGATGTTTTTTGATCAAAGTCTCGTTCACGGTGTACTTCACCAAATAGCTTGCACCCGCTGTTGCCATTGATATGTACCACAACAGCCAACACATAATCAGCGTACCAGACACCGTTTACACGATGTCTTTCAGAGTCGCAACCAAGATAAATTTTAGTCTCAGGAGTTTGTTCTTCGATGAACTTTTTTACTTTGACAAGATTGATTTTTTCCATAATGTTTTACTCTGGTGGGGATAGTCAGACTCGAACTGACACGCACTAGGCACTGGCTTCTAAGACCAGCGTGGCTACCAATTACACCATATCCCCTTTTGTTTGGCTCCTCGACCTGGGCTCGAACCAGGGACAACTTGATTAACAGTCAAGTGCTCTACCAACTGAGCTATCAAGGAATAATCTTACTTGCGTTCTTTCGGTGCAAATGCTACCGGGGTTGCTTGTGCATCAATCATGGCTCTTTTAAATCCGTTGCGATCGTGTTGATCTTTAAACTTTAACAATGCCATCAATGTTTTTGTTCGTTTACTGAGTTTGAATGCGGATGTTGTTTTCATGTATTTCCTTGTTGAGATATTTATTTGTGCAACTGTGTGATGCAATTATATGCATGGGGAGTCGTACGGGAATCGAACCCATATTAACGGAATCACAATCCGTGGTGTTAACCTTTACACTAACAACTCCGTAAGTGGTCTCGCCTGCAGGAATCGAACCCACATTCAAGAGGTAGAAGCTCTTTGTATTATCCATTATACTAAGGCGAGAATGGCAGAGGGTACTGGATTCGAACCAGTGATCATGGAGTCAAAGTCCAATGCTTTAGACCAAACTAAGCTAACCCCCAATAATATTTGTTATGGCAATACAGTAGAAAATCAAGCCAACAATCCCAACACTTTCTTTATATGACATTAGCTGAGTTTTTTGTAAATGTACTTGCTGATATCAAAATTCATTAACTTTTCATGCTCCTCAAAAGTGAGTTTTAGTCTTTCAGTGACGTGCATGGGCTTGACCAATCTGTAATTTATCATAAAACCACCTGGCCTAAAATCGTGTTGTTGTTTGACTTGGTATGCATAATTAACAAAACGCATAGCATCAAATATATTCATGTTTTCATTTTTCCAGTATATTTCGTCAAACGGTTTATACTTTCCTTTGCGTAAAAGTGTTGTCACTTTAGAATCTACAGTTAAGTCCTCTTTGGCAACTTCCTCCTTGGGCATTTCTTGATAACCATATGCCTCTAAGTTAGCTGACATATCAGACTGTTTAGTAATTTGCCCGGGTGCAGGAAGCCCCAATGGATGTATACTAAAGCCGTGCCCTTGCCAGTTTTGTACCATCCAATCTAATGTATCCCTAAGGGTATCATTGGTTTCATAAGGCAACCCAGCAATTAATCCTATGTTTGCACGAAAGAGTTTACTGCCGTTTGATTCAAAGTATTTTTTAACACCAAGTAACCCATCTTTAATTTTGGTAATCCCCATGCCTTTGCCAACTGCTTGTGCAGATTTATGGTTCATTGACTCGATGCCATAGTAATGTCCCAGTACATTCATGCGTAGTAATTCTTCTTGGTCATATGGCCGAGCGGCAAGCAAATCCAATCGCAGATAAGCACTAAACCAAGGTGTGAAATTTAATTTTTCAACAACATTTGCAAATTTTGTAATTTTTTCTGTACGGTCGTTAAACGTTTCGTCGGCTATTATGTAAGAGCTTACTCCAAATCTATTGTATGCATCTTTGAGTTGAATTTCAAAATCAACCGAATCTCTTGAGGTGTCTTCTTTGACGCCCAACACAGGGAATTGACAAAACGCACATTTAAATTTACAACCTCGTGCCAATTCTACAGTTAGCCACTCGTCGCTTTCGATGAAATCTCTATCCTCGTATTTTACCATGAGAGATTTCATTGGAAACGCTGGATAGTGTTCTATAGCCGGAATAACTTTCCTACTACCCAACATTTCAAATTTTGGGAGTAGGCCATTCCCGGCCACGTATTTTAACAAGTTTACAATTGCATGTTCACCAAACCCTTGCACGTAATAATCAATACAAGTTGATGTAAACATTGGGTTTACAGACGAACCGGATATTAACGTCACATTTGGGTAATTTTTTTTAATCCACCATCCAAATTGTTCCATGGTTTCGGACCATATACTGTATAAATGTCCAAACCCAACAAATACAACATCCTTGGTATATCGTGATCGGAAAAAATCTTGTAGTTGTTCCAATGACCACCAATTGGCCCAGTCAACTACTTCAATGTCCCACCCTTGCTCTCGCAAATAGTGAGCTATGCGATGTCCTCCTAATGGGCGAGACAATGATGCATCTTGTGTTACATTGAACATTAATCCTTTATATTGCATCTAGTACTTACGCCTATAAAAACTTGGTGGTGATGAGTAGAATCGAACTACCACTGGACTCCGTATGAAGGAGGCGCACTACCGTTATGCTACATCACCGATTAATCAAAGTAGTATTCAAGATCAGTAAGGCCAGCCACATTAGAGTAATCTAATCCGTGTATGTAAGATTCGCGACGCAAGACATTACCGGGCACTAAATCTCGACGAATGTGTGTTAATTCCATACATCCAAACACGCCATCAGAATCAAACCCCACGTGATTGTTGCCGTGTACATGTACAATAGCATAGTGCTCTTGCCACCGTTCAACAGCCTGTTGCCATTGTTTACTACGATTTGCACAGTTGTGCCATTCCATTGCAACACCCACAATGCGATCTCGATGTTGTAGAACGCTTTCAATTAAACTGTACTCGCCACCTTCAATATCCATTTTAATGAACACTTGGTCTACACCCATTCTGTCCAGAGCTCTGGCAAAGTTTTCAGGTCCAATAAACTCAGGCCAATGTTTTACATTACCTTGAAAGAATTCGTCGTACATGGCTCGAATGTCCAAGTGTCCGCGAACAGGCGTATTAATACTAATACGCATGGTATCTCTAGTGACACTGGCGTCATACATTTGAATTGGATCTGTGGGTTTGAGATTATGCCAATCTTGATCAAATGTAAAATCGTCACCTAGCCCAAAACTCAGCAGGCCCTGTGATTTTTCTACTGCAAGACGTGGCACAATATAGCCGCCGTCCATTTTTCCACCTAATCTAATCAGGTCAGGTGCTGCCACTGGGCAGAACCAATGTAGTTCTTGGGGTAGTTTAATTTTCATAACATTATTTATTGACTGGATTTTGCACCATATAGAAACACTCTTATTCTCCATACCTTCTCGGCGATCAATCCGAGGTGTTACTTCACAGAACCTGCGTCCAGTTTAGAGTGCTTTTATATGGTAGGGGTGCAGGGGAACGATCCCTGTTTTACGGATTAAAAGTCCGTTACTTCACCTTAAAGTTTCACCCCCCAATGGGTGTTGTTTTTGTGCTCGACGCAGAGCCTTGTTGCTCTTACGATGCGCACCTGCTTTGCGGAACAGTGCAAGACAAACGAAGCAGTTACGTTCGCGCACGATCGGTTTACGTTTCATACAATTTCCTTTTATAAAATGGTGGAGGATGGGAGGATCGAACTCCCATAAACAGCTTGCAAAGCTGCCGTAATCCCATTATACTAATCCCCCAAATGCTCTGCATCCCCCGGCGGTAATTATAGCACATCAACATAGATTAATCCGGAATCTAACTCAACTAAGGTTAGCGATTCTATGCATCACACGTGCCTTCCACCCGCTTCCCGGCAGGGACCGTTATCGCATTGCCAGCGGCCTTTGGGTTCAAAGACTACCACCCGTAGCTGTCATACTACTTCTCATCGTGCGGGTCACACTATCCGGAGACACCCGGAACGTTCGGTAATACTGTTACTAACCAGTAACAGCAATAAATATTATATCAAACAATCATATATGAATTACAGCCAATTAAAATTACCATCAAATCCACTGGCTATTGGAGCAATTGAGTATATTTCTGGCAGTGATGAAAAATGGGGACATCGATATGCAATAACTGATGTACCAAAAATTTTTAATTCTGATGTTCTTGAAATATTCAAAAATTTAAATATAACTCCTTACTGTGTTGTTATTCCAAAATGGAAAGTAGACATGATTAGCACTCCACAAGAACTAACAACATCGAGATTTTGCACACCAATACACAGTGATTATTTTCAAATTAATGGGCATCGTTACAGTTATCCGTGTGCAATTAATTGGGAATTAAATAACGATGCATACGTAACCTGGAGTTTCTGGAACGCACATAACAACGAAAATGTTTCGTATCAAAATGAAACTTTTGCTGCACAGATAGGTCCATTGCCGTTTAATAAGACTTATCTTAATGGCACTAGATTCGATGAAAAATCTACACTGTTAGAACAGGTTGACTTGCAACCATTTACTCCGTATCTTGTCAACACATCAATGCCACACTGTGTGGAATTTAATGTGCCGTCCGAAAGACGACTGGCACTAAGTTTACGATTCAACATTGAAGATATTGCCACTTGGGAACAGGCTGTGCAGATCTTTAAAAATTACTTTGTATAATTGGTGGAGATGACAGGGATCGAACCTGTTGTGACCGAAGTCGGAAGATTTACAGTCTCCTGCCATACCATTACGGCGGCATCTCCAAAATTGAACAGGACACCCCTTTGGCCTAGGTCGTTTAAGAGTACGCCTGCCCAGCGACTCTCCTGAAACTTGGTACTCGATAGCGGAATCGAACCGCTCTTGCCTGGATGAAAACCAGATGTCCTAACCGATAGACGAATCGAGCAAAAAGAGGAGAGCCACGGTTGCAGGACCTAGTGTCTCGTTACCGAGAGAAGTGTCCAGGCGATGTGGCTCTCAAACGTTGGCGGTCTGTGGGGGAATCGAACCCCCGTAAGTGGATAGACAATCCACAGTAATAACCTCTATACGAACAGACCTAATATTGTTAGTTTTGCTGACGCACTATTTGCTGTACCTCAACGGAATTGGTGGCCACACTACCGTTTATCGATATAGTTACGTAGGGTTGACGTTTACCCAATGGCTTACGTCAGCAAAACTAACAACATTAAAAATTCACTATATGAAAACACATTAGGATGTTTGATAGAAATCACAGTTTTGAACCTGCCCTACCGTGCCGTCCACGGACTTGTCTACCATCCACATTACCGGCCAAGTTGTTCCAGCGTGACTACCGTAACTCGTGACTTTCATCACTGATACGCCCATCTTTCGTGTAACTTAGCAGAGCCTAGCCGTCACTAGGATTTAGATCTCTGCATAAGCTACCTACTGGCTTGGTAACCCGATGCGTTTACATATAGTGCCCGGATCGGATCCGAGTACTATACAAAATTAAATTTTTAAAGAACAATTAGTTAATTTCCTAACTAGTCTCTAGTATAACACAATGGTTATATCTAGTCAATTTGTTTTGCAAAGTCCCTACAACATGTAGGGTTATTTGCAGATCCAGTTAATTTCTTAACTTGTTTCTATTATAGCAAAACGGCATTTAAAGGTCAACTTAATACTTTGGTATACCCTATTGTCAGTAGGGTTATTATTGGCGTACCTCCAAGGACTCGAACCTTGACTGACGGTTTTGGAGACCGCGGTGCTGCCATTACACCAGAGATACATTATTTGGTAGCCTGTAGAGGTAACGATCCTCTGTCGCTCGATTATCAGTCGAGTGCTCTACCTTTGAGCTAACGGGCTATGTTTGGCGGGTCCTAGAGGAGTCGAACCCCTAACTTACGGTTTCGAAGACCGATATGATATCCATTTCACTAAAGACCCAGATTGGTAGGAACGGTCGGACTCGAACCAACCACACACGGATTTTCAATCCGTTGCTCTACCTGATGAGCTACGTTCCCATTGTTTGGCGGTGTGACTGAGACTCGAACTCAGAACCCGGATTACGCCGAGCGACGGTTTAGCAAACCGCTCCGATACCATTACGGGACCACACCTTATTGGTGGAAGCGGTGAGATTCGAACTCACGGTGCCTTTCGGCACGACAGTTTTCAAGACTGTTGCCATAAACCAGACTCGACCACACTTCCTATTATTAATACCGCTAACATTTATCAAAGATTTGCCAAACTTTGCTACCGAGCCAGTTAAATACGCATATGAAAATTTATCTTGACGGCTTTTTCCATCAACTGTACCAACACCCAGACACCGCAACACTTTTAACAAACATAGATGAAATACCCAACGACTGCGATATAGTTGCTGTGAGTTTCTATAACAATCACTGGCAAGAGTATCAACAAACAATAAAAGAATTGTCAACCCGTACTAAAAAACTTTTGGTAAATCTTAGCGAACCTACGCCTGGTAAAATAGGATTTACAGACTTTGTTAACAGCATAAACTACAGCAATGTTTATCTGTTTAGCGATGTAGTGTTTAATCATACTGTATTGCCCACAGCTAACATAGAAACTATTATATCTTGGTTCATATGTAGTGAGAACTTATATGCGACCCAACACTGGGCCCACGAACGCATTGATAAATTACACCGTGGATTCGATCGTTCTAAACGGTTTGATTGCTTACTGGGCAAACAACGACAACATAGAGACATTATCAACACATACTACAACAACAGTCTACAGCGTGACAACATTGTGTTCTCATATACAGGCTGTACCCAAACTGGTATTTGGGATCCAGATGTTGATCACCAACGACTGCATTGGGGAACTTCGACAGAAATACCTCGTGATGTATTTTTGCCGTTGACTATATACAATCAAACCTATTACAGCATTGTGGCCGAGACCACTACTGAAAATAGCTATAACCAGTATACTGAAAAAGTTGCCAAACCTTTGATTGCTGGCAGGCCATTTGTGGCATTTGCCGGACAAAATTATTTGTCTAATTTACAGCGTCTGGGATTTAAAACTTTTTCGACTGTGGTAGATGAAAGTTACGATTCCATTGGTGATTTAAATCAACGCATGAAGGCTGCATGGACTCAAGTTGAGTGGTTGTGTAGTCAGGATCCTGCCCAGGTGTACAGTGAACTCGAGGAGGTGTTGCAACATAACCACCAACATTTCTTAACTACTGACTGGCACCAGGCCATTCGAAAACATTTTTAAAACACTTGGTACCCCCGGCGGGAATTGAACCCACATGAACCAATTATCTGTTGCTTACGGGATATAAATCCGCCGTTTTACCATTAAACTACAGGGGCAAATTTATTGGAGCACAGGACAGGACTCAAACCTGCATAGTACGGATTTGCAATCCGTTGCGTAATCATTCCGCCACCTGTGCATATCGGTCAAACACACTCTTGCGAATGTGTATATTGAAACATACTGAGTATCTTCCTTTCGGCGGTCACCCGGGTACCCTATTGGGTCTGCAGACGGATTGCCAATATGCTTCAATATGACGAATTTTTTTATCTACAAGAAGATAAGCCATCCTCGTCACCGCCCGTTTGTGCCAAATTATAGTGCGGCACAGGACCTCGTTTCCTGTTGACACCTGGGTATCTATGCAAGAAGTTGATTCTTAACTCGTTTACGAGTTTCGAGCATCGACCTAGCACGTTCAATCTTTTCCTGGATCAACTTTTCACGTTGTTCCGGAGTCAGCGTGTACTCTGTTGTATACTTTACTTCACGCATTCGTTGTTCTAAATCTAATTTCTTCATTTTTCCTTTCTTAAAACAAAAAACCCTAGGGTTTTTAATCCTAGGGTCCTTGGAGTTTAAATGTAAACTGTTGCTTACAATATGGTCTCCTGGACCCTGGTAACCTCTGGTGTGCGATTATATGACATGCTATCGATTGCTGACCAAATAGAGGGCACGAAGCCGGCCTGTTTGGCTGAACAATTTGATATAGAATGTAATACGTTTGTTTGCATTTTTGTTTCTTTATGTTTACATACACCTTTTTATTGGCGCATGTGTGTATTATATAGAGTTATTTATACATTGTCAACCACTGGATTGACGAATTTAACCTTTTTAACAAAATATTTTTACCTTGGAGGTGCAAATGAAGGAATCTTCCGAGCATAGTCTTTGTAGATGTCAATTTGCTGTTGGATAAACTCCGGCTTGAGTATAACATTCTTGGGATCAACTTGCAAGTCGCTTATTTCACTAAAGCGTTCTCTTTGGGCAGGATTGTTGTACAGCTTGACCAACGCACGTTGTACTGTTTTAACTACTTCAGGATCTGTACCGGGACTGGCAACTACGATTTGCCATACAGGTAACCACGCATCACTCATGCCAATTTCGTTAAGAGTAGGCACATCGGGCAAAGACTTAATGCGTTCGTGGCCTGCTACTGCAAAAGGAATAACTGTACCATCCCGGATAAAGTCTTGTATTTCTAGTCTAAAACTGTAGGCAGTTTTAATTTGTCCTGTTAGCAACTCGGGCATCAACATGGCACTGCCACGATAGGGAACATGCAACATTTTCTTATTGCCGCGATAAAATAGCACTTCGCCATCTAGGTGTGTGCCTGCACCGATGCCGCTACTGCCAAAAGTGACAGGTACGGTGGGATCTAACCGGTCCCAGTCTGACTTGTTTCTAATCGGCATGCTTTTGTGACTTACAAAGATCATGGGTGTAGTGCCCAGATATGCCACTGGTACCAAGTTACGATAGTTGTAGTTGGGGTTAGGAGAGATGTTCCACCACGGCAAGTTGATGTTGGTTAACAACAAGTTGTTTTCTTTGCTGTGATCTCTGGCCACTGCGCCCACTGCTAAGTCGCCGCCTGCTCCAGGTTTGTAGTCAATGATGATCCTGTTAGGAATGTCTTTTTGCAACTCAACTTGCAATGCTCGTGCAATCTTGTCACTGTTACTGCCAGCGGCGTAACCAACGTACAGCGTAATCACTGGCAATTCTTTGGCTGTGCTAATAACTGTTAGTAGTCCTAACGCCGCTCCTATAATAATTTTTTTCATTTTAACAACTTATTCTATAAAATAATTTTTACTAACTGAACTCTTAAGACCTTTTGAAATATTTGTTGGATCATTCTTCCAATAATCTGGAATAGTATTCCATACCTTTTCTAATCCAAACTGCCAATTTAACAAATACTGGCTGGTTGATTCTAATTTAAAAAACCATTCGTCTCTATCGGCAAATATAATACTTCTAGGTTTTGCCGCAGTAATGCCCATGCCTGGATTCCAATCTGGGTAAATCAATGCGTGTAATCCGTTGTTAGTCAATCCATACTTTTTACCATCAATAATCTTATATACCAAGTCTGCCTTGCCTTCAACTACATAAGGTAAGTCTTTTGCATTTGGTGCATCCAAATATCGTTTAACCAAGTGCGCTTGTTTGATAACAATTTCTGGTTTGTCCGGAGTCCAAAAGAATAGTTCATCTGTGTAGGGCTGTTGCCCGGCAATGCTGGTAACGTCCGGAATAAACCCGATTGTGTCTTGGAACCGCAAACAGAACCGGCCGTCTACATGATGAATTCTGGGCTTGTCTGCTCCGTATATTATGCAGATCTTTTTACCTGCATGAATCATGTCAGCCCACTCTTTAACTTTCATACCAAGGGATTCTTTGGCCAGTACAATTGGCGTTAAAATCATATTGGCTTGATATATCCAATTAAATTTGTTTGTTGAGCTACTGAAGTAATCTAACATCAAATCAGTAAAATCAATAATACGATGTTTAAGCCAAGGTCTTGTTTCTGTTAGACGTTTAATAGTAGGTATTGCTACTTCAACAATCTCTTTGTTTTGTACGTTGTTTTTGTCGCCTGTTGCACGATAGTTAGTAAAGCTCACTACTTCGTCCAGTTTGATATCGTTATTAATAAACGCATCTAGCACTGTTTGACTGTCTGCACCACTGCTGTAATTTAATATAACATAGTCGTATTGGTCTCGTATTTGTTGGGCACGTTCTCTGTACAACTCTAAAATAGAAGTAACAGGTTCTTTGGTCCAATCATAACTGCTGAACACTGCTTCGTTAAAATCCCAATGCGGATGGATACCTGTTTTGGCATGCATTTCAATTGCTTCAAATTTGCTGTGAAATTTAAGGTCACCGACTCGGTAGACGCCCATTTTGTCTTGGTGTGTCATTCTCAAAATTTATATTAATATGATCCGATGGTACTGTAACTAGGATCAGACTTTAACAAATCTTTAACTTGATCTTTTGGAAATCTATTTAAAAATTCCCTACGCTCGTCGCCTGCTAGTTCGCTAATAGTGGTTTTCATTTCACGGAGTTGATTTAATTTTCCAACTTCTAATATTAGCTTCATAGATTCATTACGTTTGCTAATATATGGTTCTTGAAAATATGGATTATAATCTTCTAGTCCTGCATAATCCATTGGGCAACGATATCCTAGTCTTTGCGTTAGCTCTTTGGTCATGTCAAGTCCTGGACGAATACTTCTGTTATGAACCATTATGGTATTATCAAACAATAGTAAATCGCCACTGTCATTTTCCCACCAGTGATCGTAAACGTATGTTTCGTTAAAAACTTCTGTGCGTATGCGATCTACTAACTTATCGGACTCTGTTTGACTCATGCCTTTAAATCCAATAATGGTGTGCTCGCTGAAATGTAATCCGGTTATACCGCCTGGACTTTTTATTACTAACGGCATTTCGACCATATCGTCAGAGCTCCCGGTGAAATTACCTTTCATTGCAATATCATAACGATCGTCTGCTTGCGGCTCAATTGCTTTGGGTTTCCACTTGTGTTGCGCTACTAATTCTTTTAGCTCACTTTGAAATGCCTGTGTTTGTTGTTCATACCAATCAGTCATTTGACAAAAGCCAGTGGCACTAGTACTCATGTGCTGTGCGCCGTACAGTGCAACCAATGGAGCAAAACTATAAATGCCGCTTTCGTTGCTGTGCCACAGCAATTCTGTATCACCAAAGATACCAGTTAAGTCACCCTGTGCATCTCGTTTACCGGTTACTCGTGACCAATTATGAGGGCTAAGTCCGTAATCCTCGGTCATTTTCCATTTACTTACAACTGAAAAACTGATTTGGTCGTCCTCGTCCCATGAATCAAATTTGTTAATAAAGTCTGTGCCATATTTTTTAATGTAATAGGCGTCACGACTTCGGCGACTTGTGCCTAGCAAGTATATGTTCTTGATAATAGATCTAAAATTCTGTGTTGTCCCATTTCCTCGAACTACAGTTAGCAATGTTTTAAGATTAACCTCTTGTAGTTCTTTCCAAGCATCGATGCTATCCCATTCGAAGTTGTCAACATACGCACCGAAACTACCGAGTCCGTTAATTTTTGTGATTTTCATTGATGTGTTCCTTAAAAATATTTATAGATATTGCCAATGGTGCAATAGATTTACTAAGTATACTCACATGAAGATTAAATTTTTGCTTAATCAAGTTAACAACCCTTATCAGATTACAATCAATCCGTTGTTCTTTTTTATAAAAACATATTACGATATGTATGGAATGAATGATCTAGTTGAGTGGCTAAGGTGCGAGCACGTGATATTTGATTCTGTTGAAAAATCGGCAGAAGCTATTGTAGCAGCCGGCGTTGATGTGCTTGGCTTATCTGTATTTATATGGAACGAAGATTATCAATATGCAATGGCTAAACGAGTCAAAGAACTTGATCCTAGTATTGTAATTGTGTTCGGCGGTCCTCAATTGGACGCACACAAGAACCCTGACTTCTTTAAGACACATCCATATGTAGATTGGGTGTGTTATGGAGACGGTGAAAAAGCATTCCAATTATTAGTAGATAAAATTAGTAATTTGTACAATGGCCCGCTGATCAACATGGTTGAAAATATCAATGGTACTACAGTAGTACATGACTATGAAATTATCAGTGATGAAAAATATCTGAGCATAGGTTCGTTAACTGCTCAAAAAGATATCATTTTAGATACGCTTGAATATCTTAAAAAGCATGATATAACAAATAAACAACTTTATTTTGCTGTAGAGTTTGCTCGCGGGTGCATGTACAGTTGTAGTTTTTGTGACTGGAGTCAAAATTTAACTAAAAAAGTTAAACGTAGAACACACAACTGGCGTGCCGAAATAGACTTATTACATGAAATTGATGTGAGTGTTCGTGAAACTGATGCAAACTTTGGACAATGGAAAGAAGACCTTGAAATATTTGACTATGCAGTAAGTCTGTACGATCCTGCTAGGACCTTTAAATTTGTTGTAAGCAATACTTCTAAACTAAACAAAGATGCAACTTTCCACATTATGACTACCCAAGCAAAAAAGTACAATGCACCTGCAGTAGTAAGCATTCAAGACTTTGATGCCGATGTTCTTAAAAATATAGATCGTCCTGGACTTAATTACGAACAACAAGTAGATTTTATTAAAAGATTGTTTGTTGAGCTGTACGATCAAACCCATTTAGTCACTATACAGATTATCATTGGGCTGCCTGGGCAAACATATGAAAGTATTAAAGATACTGTTATTAAAACATATGAACTAGGTATTTCTAATCATATGATTTTTCCATTTGCTTATCTAATAAACAGTCCGTCTGCTGATAAACTGTATGAAAAAATGCACGGGTTAAAGTGGAAAAAAACTTTTGGGTTGAATGGCTATTTTGAAAGCGTTAACTATTCTGACATACCAGTGAACACAGACGATTTAGAATCTTTGTACATAAAAGCTAAAGATAACGAACTGATCGAAGGCATGTGGGCGTCAAGTACTACACTGTATGAAACAAATACATTAAGTTTCCGTGACTATATACGATCGCATATTTTTATAACACTTAGTAAACAGTTTCAAAGAAAAATGGTAGAAAACAAGTTGCCTGTAAACTATAAAAAAATGTACACTGTGTTTGACTCTAAAGTCAATCAGTTGACTGATCATTATTTAAGAGTACATGGACCGTTAATTGAAAAATATAATGTGTATATGATGGCCATTCCGGAAATAGATAGCAAAGTACTTAACAGATTCTCGGCGTTGATTTAATAGTTAATCAAGAACTTTTCTAAATCGCCATACAGTTGTGCCACCACTGCTTCACGACTGCCAAACATATAAACACTGATCGGTATGCGTTTATCTATTCTAATGTAATACGGGCTTTGTAGTTTGCGATCAAGGGTTAACACAATGCGCCTATTACCGGGCGTCGGTTTTATCTCTAACTCGTAATGTGCTAAATCCAACACACGACTAAACACATAAAATCCATGTTCAGTCAGTCTCATTCCGCCTGTTTTGCGAATGTTTGACCACCAGGTCTTACGTGCAACTTCAACGGGTTCAGCAAACTCTGCCGGTAGGCTTGCTACCAGTGTTTCGGTTAGTTTTAGTTTATCACGCACCGCTGGGCTGAACTGTGTCGCCCTGTGTCAACAATACCACAGTGAACTTGTCTGTTCTGAACTGTGCGTTTAGTTTCTTTGAAAGATTGTGTGCGTGACCCGGATTAGAGAAACTAACTTTCTTGTACTTTGGTCCAGGATGTTGTACTAGCATGTTGCTGGTTTTGAGATTGATAGGAGTGTTATCGTAAAATACAGCCCACACTCCTGCCGACGATAAAACCTGCTCAGTTTTGTATGTGGTTTTGTTTGTCAGTTCCAGAATAACTTTGGGTTTTGGTCTACTCATATCATTAAACTCCTACATTTTATTTATGACAAATATAGGTACTTTTTAGAATGATCCGCCCTTCATTTCCACTGTGATTGCACTGTCTTGTACAGCATCTACCACAGATTCTCTTGCTGCCTGTAGTGTTATTAACAGTCTAGTAAGGTCAGCATGGAGGTCTTTGGCATCCTTGATGGGCATGGTAAAGTCTCTGGCGCCACGTGCTTCAAATCCTTGTAAGCGTTCAATAAATTTTTGAATGTGTATCATTTTGTTAGGTATCCTGTTAAGTCTGGCGCAACCCAGCCCACCGGCTTGAGAACTTTACCATCTTCTCGCTTGCGCACCCGGCCTGTTTCACGATCGACCTTGGCAAAGTTAGTGGCCATGACTTCTTTCCAGGCACCTTCGCCGTCAAAGCCTGCAGAATGAATGGCGCCAATTGTAACAACCAAGATGTCAATCAGTGCATCCAGTTGCTCAACCAAGTTGTCGGCTTCGACAGCTTCTTGAAGTTCTTGGTGTTCTTCGTCTATTAGACTCAAATACATTTTATATTGTGATATTGCATAAGCAGATGTGTATTGGTCACATGCCTTCATGAATTTTTCTTGGTCTCGAAACGGATTTGTCATAGTGTTACTTGTTCTTTGGTCTTAAAAGGTCCTTGGTAAGGATAGCGTTGCAATGCAATTAGTTTGGGATCTTGAATGATCTTCCACGTGCGCCCACGTTTGATAGAATACCAACCGGCAGCAAACCATGATTTGCTTTTGGATGTTTTGGTATAGATTGGCAAATGATGTACCACGTCCCACACAGGATTGTAACAACGACCTGCTACCGGGAATCCGTGTACAGCGGTGTTGTCGGGCTTAGAAGCTGTCTCTTCTTTGGCAAACACAATGTTTGATTCACGTGCCGCAAGTTTAATTGTTTTAAATTGTTTTACTTGATTGTTAATGCGAACTTGGTATCCGCCATTCCATGCTTCGATGTTGCCAACTTTGCGATCATCTTCTTGTAAGATCCAAAACTGTTTATCTGCTACTACTTTAGCTACTAACATTCAAAACTCCTTTATATGTTTCATTTAACCAACTACCAAAGCCTTCGGCATTTTCACTGCAACGTATCAAATCATACTTGCCGCAAAACTGCATAAATCTTACGCCAACCTGTCCAATGTCCTTGTGCGATACCTGTTCAATAATGGCAAGATCCACTGTGTCTTTCACTGCTTGCGGTTGATGTGTAAGATCAATCAATTGACGATTGCGTTCGTAGTCGTCTAGCACACGGTGTTCTTCACCATTGTGGTCTGTCCAACGTTGCAACATCATATTGTTCCAATTGTAGCCTTTGGTTGTGCGGTCTGCAAATGCTTCTTGAAGACCTACCTTGTTCTTGGTGCCTTTTGTGCGCACACCAGGAAATGCAGAAAACACATTGTCGCTTGTATCGCCACGCATACATTTCTCGAACAACAACCATTGTGGATCAGGAATCTGTTTAGGTTCTTTGGTCTTCTTATCAACTACGGGTCGACCTTTGGCATCATAGATGCCTTCTGTGGTGATAAGTTCGTCGGTGATACCATTGTATTGTTTTACGTTTGCGGCCACTAACTGCACAAAATCTGTGTCGCTACTGATCACAATGTGTTCGTCTTGGGGATGCAGGGCAATCCAACGGGCAATAATGTCATCGCCCTCTGCAGTGGGACATCGAATCACACTGCAATTGGTTCTTTCTGACAAGTATTTAGTCAAATTATCATACGTTTCCCAGAACATTTTATCTTCTTCTGCTTCCGCTTCTGTTAGAGCGGCACGGGCTACTACACGATTTGCTTTGTAGGGTTTATAGTGATCTTTGCGCCATGATCGCCCTTCTAGTGCAAATACAACATGGTCTGCTTCAAATCGACGCACAACTTTGTTGGCACTCATCAAGGTAGTATGTAGTGCAACGCCAACCTTTTCCCACGGATCAGACGCACGAAATGCAGTGTGCCTGGCACGGAAAAACATATTAGCTGTGTCAATTAACACATAACGCATAGGAACCCTTAAACTTTGTTATTTGTATTGATATATTGTAACATAAAACGATTCCAAAAGCTATGGCCATCCTTGCCAAAATGCCACGAATTGGGCGTAACTGTTTCTATTCCTGCGGCTTTAATTCGAGCATTATAAGTGCCTTCTGCACTGTATGGATCAATGTAACTGTTGCTCCATTTTTTTGGTTTCTTGATACTGCTGAAATCATTATTGCCGTTAAAGAAAATATGATTCACACCCAAATCGTCTAATTCGGTATGTAACTGCCAAATCTCTTCATGTGCTTGCTGGGTCTTTTGTTTCCAATCTACACCAATCACAAACTCTTTGTAGCGTTGCTTATGATCGTCTGGAACATCGTCCATTCCGCTAGCACCAATTTGGTAATACACACCATCAATCAGCCACTCTTCTCGTTCCCACGTTGACCATTGTATCACCATCAGCACTTCTTCTGGGTGATGTATTCGTTTTAACCAATCTCTTGTTGTGCGCAAGATTCTTGTGTTGCTACTGGCGCTTTCTGCGTCGCAGTGAAAACTAGCACGTAGTGCATCACTTAATCGTCTGCCCCAACTGACTGCCAAGTTTTCTGGATGCGGAGCACGACCCATATAAAACAACTGCCCATCATCCATGGCAAATGCATGAGGATTAACTGCTTCGGCAGCCGCAGTATGGCTGTCACCGTTTACATATAAAATCATATCAGGACACTTCGGATCGTCCGTCGCCAATGTCTCGACTTTTTACCACACGGTTGGGATTATTAGCCATTTCTTGTTCCCATGTTTCCATTACCACATGACGGCAAACATTTTGGAACCAACGATCAACAATGTCTGAATCTTTGTCATCGGGTTTGCCTTGGTATCCTGCACGAACCAAGTTGGCAACAAACTTATCATTCCAGTCTAATTCAAATGCACCTTGGTGCATGTTTTCAGGATCTACATGCATACTGAGAATTGCCACATAAGGTTCGCCTTTTTCTGTAGCAAGTTCTTTTTCAGTCTTTACTGGTGCTTTGGGTTTAGGCTCAGCCCGTGGTTTAGGCTCAGGCGCCGGTTGCTTTTTAAATCTATCAAAAAATCCCATATAGTTTCCTTAGAATAAATCTACAGTTTCCCAGGGCAAATAGTCTTTACCAAAGTGTCCGTAGTTTGTTGTTGAACTGTAGATAGGACGGAAGAGATCAAATCGTTCAATAATACCTTTTGGAGTCAAATCAACGTTGTCTTGCACCCACTTGGTCAATTCACGACTTTGTGGTTTGTGATCTGTTTCAACATAAAAGCTCATGGGCTGTGCCATGCCAATAGCGTAGCTAATTTGGACTGTTGCCCAGTCTGCTTGGCCACTTGCCACAATATTCTTGGCAATCCAGCGTGTTAAGTAGGCAGCACTGCGATCCACTTTAGTAGGATCTTTGCCACTGAAGGCTCCGCCACCATGAGGGCTATAGCCACCATAGGTATCAACAATAATCTTGCGGCCAGTAAGCCCAGTATCACCATCGGGACCACCAATAACAAATCTACCAGTGGGGTTAATATAAAATTCAGTTTTGTCATCAACGTATTTTTCAGGAAGAATACCGCGGATTACACTTTCAACAGACATTCGAACTTGATCAATGCCCACGGACTCATGATGCTGAGTTGAACATACTACTTTGGCAATGCGTTTGGGAGTACCGTTGTCGTTGTATTCAAACGTTACTTGACTTTTGGCATCTGGGCCCAACCAAGGTAGTGCTAAACTTTTTCGTACGCGAGTCAATGTTTCTACAATACGATGGCTCCAATAAATTGCACTGGGCATATGATTATCGGTTTCGTTGCAGGCATACCCAAACATCAAGCCCTGATCGCCTGCGCCAAACGTATCCGTACCGAGTGCAATGTCTGCACTTTGTCCGTGTAACAAGTTGGTAATTTCTGCCGTACGCCAATCAAAACCTGATTGTTCGTAACCCACATCCTTGATAACTTTTCGCACTGCTGATTCAACTTCTTCGTTGTGCAGAATGCCTTTGTATTCTCCTGCCACTACCACACGATTGGTAGTAACTAATGTTTCGCATGCGCAACGTAGAGCGGGATCTTGTTTAGCCATCACAATGTCTAGTACTGCATCGCTAATGGCGTCTGCAATTTTGTCCGGGTGCCCTTCTGATACTGACTCACTTGTAAATAGATAACTCATTGATTCCCTTTAATTTTAAAAATAAGATGTTCGTTTTTATCATGCCACCGATGTTCTATTATATTGTCACCAGGACCGGTTAATATTGCAGTGCCACGATACGCGAGTTTGAACCATATGATACTGTTACTAATATCGCAACGTCTTGGCCAAATTGTAAATTTTAATTCCCATCCTAGGCATCGGCGATAAAACCAATCATCTCTGCCCTGTGCCATTGCTCGTTTGCTTTGGTAGCCGGCGCCCATCATTTGCCCCAACCGTTACCCCATAAGTCCACGTGTAGTCGTGGACTGTAATAGTACCCCTTGCTACAAGCCCAGTCTGCAACCCGAACACGATTTTGTGCATAAGGAGTAACAACACCACCCTGTGGCATAACATAAACAACACCAGTAAAGCCACCTGCACGGAATTCCTTAACAGCACGTTCTACTTCTGCAAAGTGTTCCGTTGTTTCAACTACAAACTTCAAATAGGTTGTGCCTAGTTCTTGATAAGAAGCAACAATATCTGGACAGATTGCTTCTTCCCACTTCTCTCCGCTTGCGCTTAGTTTTGCACTGACACTAAATGTAAGGTTATTAGGAGTACGTTTTTTACCTTCGCTGTTTAGTGTACTGTTTAATGTCCAGTTAAGCAGATACTGTCTGAATTTGGGTTGTAACTCTTGTGTGCCGTTTGTTTCAAATGTAAGATTTTGTAAATCCTTCATGCTATCGTGTGCCAGCAATTCTTCGTATGTACGTTGCCAACCTAACAACGGCTCTCCGCCGGTGATAACCAAGTGTACGTCATTGCCATTGTCTTGCACCCATCGGTGATTGGGTGTCAGGGCTAGCATTTGATCTACTAGCTTATCGGTATCAATAGTTGGACTTAGATCTTTAAAGTCTGGATGCCAACTGGCATAGCTGTCACATCCGGTATTGACCAATGGCAAGTCTTCAAACTTTGCAAAAGGTTGGATCATGGTGTGTGTTGCCGCAATGTCTGTGGCTTCGTGGCTCAGTTCGCCAGGCGGCATACCAAAGCCGGCACACTTAAAGTTACACCCAAATGTGCGTAAAAACACACTGGGTACACCAACAAAGCGACCTTCGCCTTGTGCCGAATAAAATAGTTCTGATACTTTTAATTTCATGTACTATTATACAATAACTAGTCAGGATTTGTCAACTAAATTTTTAATAATTCGTTTGACACCTTGCTCAAATGACATTGGTTTATAATCAGCCATGACCGATTTCAATTTAGTAATGTCGGGTCTCCTTGTTGCAGTACTGCCTGCCATTCCTGGGGTAGTGCTCCAATCTGGATCTTTGTGCCCTAACTCTTGAGCAATGACTTTTACTGCATCCATGATGGTGATTTCTCTATCATTGCCAATGTTAAACAATTGGTTAACTTGTGTTTCGGCGCAAAAGATGCTGGCTCGAACAGCGTCTTCTACATGGCAAAAACTGCGTGTCTCTTCTGGACCAACCACTTGAAATACACCATTTTGTATCTTGGCAATTTGATCTGCTAAGAAATGCCCGGCTTTAGAGTTATCACCATACACATTAAAGTAACGAATCATCACATAAGGCAAGGGTGAATTGACCAAGTAATTTTCTGCACAGATCTTGGGCAGTCGATAACTCCATCTAGCATTATGGATATTGTTGATTGTGATATCTGTGTGCTCGGCCACTGGACTAACAGGATCGTCACTGACTACTTCACTGCTGGAAGCATACACTAGTTTCTTTAACTGTTTGTTCATGCCGGCAAACTCAAACACATTGAAGTCGCCAACCATGTTGTTCCATAACACTTGGTTTGGACGCTCGTAAAAGTTTTTAGTTCCGTTGATTGCACCATAGTGATAGATGTAATCAAAGTCCACGGGCAGGTCTGCATAGGCCACATCACCGGCAGTCAAGTCTACATCAATGAACTTGTCGCAAGGCGGAATAGTTGAGCTACGACTATGGTTATCCATTGCCCATACTACATTTTTTTTATTGTTTTTAAGTTGGCGGCAGATTTCTGTGCCCAACAAGCCGCTGGCACCAGTTACTAATATTTTCATTTGATAAATTTCTCGTTGTCGTCGATTACACTTTGAATCAGTTTAAAGTCAAGACCTAGCGTTTTAATTAAATTGTTCCAGGCACTGGTATCTTTGGGCAGGCAATGTCCGCCGTAACCGCGTGTGTTTTTATTGGCCATCAAGTATGCAGGGTTGATACAATCACGTTGTGTAATTGCATTGTACACATTCATATAGTTGGCATCTAATTTTTGACATACTTCGTATGTGACATTGGCAAAGGTCACTTGCATGGCATGGTGAACATTGTTAAAGTACTTGACAATTTCTGCTTCTGTAGGTTTAACGCATGCCACATGTTTGGGATAGAACCCATGAATCTTCTTAATCAATTCAAAATCTTCTTCACGGTGACTACCAATGATCAACAAATCATGATTGTGAATAAAGTCTGCTAGTGCAGTCTTTGCACGTAGAAACTCCGGTACACTACAGATTTTCATACGTGGATACTCTGCACTGAGCCGTTCGCTTGTGCCAGGCACCACTGTACTTTTAACTGCAATCAATCCTTTGTAGTTTAACCCATCTAGCTCATTGATTACATTTTCTACAATACTGGTATCGCAATCGCCATTGGCTGCTTGGTTAGTTGGCACACTGACGAACACGCAGTCAGCGTCGATTACATCCATGATGGTGGATCCTTCGTATGCAGGATCAAAGAAACACATGTTGTGTCCCAAATACTCTAAACCTTCGTACACTGCTTTGCCCACAGTGCCTTTGCCAATAATACCTACATTCATTTGTCATCTCCTGGAATAATTGAATCTACTCGATACGTGTCAGTTTCATAGTCTTCGCCACCACGTGGGCCTTCTGCAAAGGCAATAAATGTACAACCATCCACTGTGGTTTTCATGGCATGAATTTCATTTGGCGGGCTAATGATAAAGTCGCCTTTTCTTGCCAGGAATTCAGTGGGAGTTCCGTCACTGTCTACGGGCTTGCTGTAATATACCATGCTGCCTGTTAGCACATAGGTGTATTGAGTGGTGTGTTTGTGATAGTGATTGCCACGTACTGCACCGGCTGCATTGGTAATCAAGCAAGCGTGGTTCATGCCTGCTTTGTAAAAAATGTCAGTAATAGTGCCGCGATCGTCAGTAAACGTGCCTAGTCCTGATTCGTTGTTGTTGTAAATGTTGTATTGTTTCATTGTGATATAAACCTTGTATTGGGATTGATGCGTAATAATGCTTGCTTTAGACCTTCGCCAATGTTCCAACTTAAAATTAGAGCATATGGATTAGGATACTTTGCGAATTCATTATCATCCAGGATTGGTATACGGCTAAGAGGAGTATACTTACCTTGCTTGTGTTCACTGGCATCAGTGATACAATGCAAGTGTGTTTTATTCAGTCCATGCCACGCAAGCCATGTATTTGCTTTGGCGGCAGCACCTACGCCAATGACAACAGCGTCGGGCTCTTCGTTGAGTATTTGATAAAATTTAGCCAACCATGCGTTGCGTTGTTGTTCAAACTTCTTTTGAAGACCCACATAGAAGCCAGGATCAAACAAGCCGGCAGTGGTTTCTGTGTGAATAGCATTTGACACTTTTTCTAGCACACCTGCACCTGTGGTTTTCCTTGCTACCACACGTAGACTGCCGCCGTGATAATCAACTACATCATAGTCGACAATTTCTAATCCGGCAATTGCCAACAAGTTGTGTAGGCTCTTGATTGTAAAATAACTGATATGCTCGTGGTACACCATGTCTGTGAAGCGTCCGCTACGGACCATTTCAAGCCAGTAAGGTACTTCAAACACAAATATGCCGTCCTTGTCCAATAAAAAACTCACAGCGTGTGCAAACTCCACAGGATCGTTAGCATGGTTAAACACATTGTTGGCAATGACAACTGAGGCACGGCCATATTTGGGAACAACATCATATGCAACATTGGGATGAAATAATGCCTGTAGTGCATCGACTCCTTGTGCTTTGGCCAATTCACACATTGCACTGCTTGAATCAATGCCCAGCGTGGTTGTTGATTCTTTGTTGAATTGTTTGATCAAGTATGCATCGTTACTACCAATTTCAACCACAAGACCCGCAGTATTATATTTTGATTTGATAGTTGTGGCAAACTCGTCCCAGTGATTTCTTGCTGTCTTTGAGTTGCTGGACGTGTAACTGTAACTGTACAAGTTATATCTTGCTTCAGCATTGCTGACATAGCCTAATTGCAACATGCCCGAGTTGGGATTCAAATGAACTTGTAATGGGAACACTGGCTCGCTTAGATTTAATTGATCCCGGGATACAAATGTATCTGCGTAGGCGTGTTGTCCAAAATCTAATACCTTGGTCACCGGTTCTACGGTGATTAGACATGTGTCTAACTGTCTGCTGTGTGTTATGTCTGTGGTCATTGTGGAAGTTTAAATTGTGCTGTTTGATTGTTTGGATCGTTGGATTTCATAATTGCCCATGGATCAATTTTTCCTGCGGCAGCCGAGTCCCAATGGGAGGTGTCGATATTTTTAGATCTCATATACTTGGCCAGTTTGCCAACATCAACCAGCCGATTATGTATAACATACTTGTTATGGAAGTCTTCGGGATTTTTTGGATTGCCTTCAAAATACTTTTTCTTTTTGGCATTTTCATCTGCATTATTACCAGTTAAATCATGACGGTCGTGTGTGACATCTACTTCAATGATTTTCATTATGTCTAACAAGTAAGCCATCTGACTAACTTCGGCATCAATCAATTGATGCTTGCTAAGATAACCTGTTAGCTCTGGCCACTCTGCTGGTATGATAGGAAATATGCTATAAGGATGTTCGTTGTGCGTGTGTACTTTTAACAACTTAAACTCGCCAGTGCATTCTATAATACGCTGATCCCATGCTTGGGTTGACATGATAGCATCGTCACACCACACAAACAACCAATCGGCGTTGGCCTGTGTGGCAAGTGTATTAAAGTAACGATTAAGTGCTCCGTAACCCAGTGGTTCAAATTCAAGTGCTGTGTATGTTACATCTTGTTCGTCTAGCCGGGGTTGAATTGCGTTAACAAAATGTTCACGTCCAATTTCATCATTACTGTCGATTCCAAATATAAACTGTATTTGACTCAAGTCAGCGGCATTGTCCAGCAGGCTAAACACACTGCGACTCAGCGCATCTGTACGTTTATGTGTGGGAAGTAGTACGGCTATTTTAAATTCACGATTTGTCATGGGGAGTTATTGTGATTTGTTCTAGCCTGTATTTAATAGCAGTCGCAATGGCCTCGGCAATATCTGCAGGCTCTAATACAGGCCCATTGGCATAGAGTTCTTCAATTTCATCTGGGGTTTTTGCCCCTTGATAATTTTGATTTAGCATATTACTGCGTATTTTTCCTGGCCTGATTTCCGTGATAAGCATGCTAGGGTACTGCTTTCGCACAGTATTCATACTGTAATGCAATGCGGATTTGGCAGCGGTGTAAAATATGTTGTATACAATTGGATCATCAATGTTACTGCTGGTAACATAAATGAAATGTCCTGTGGGACGTTGTTGTACATATTGCTTGGCCAATAGTAATGCACCAGTGAAGTTTACATCAACTTGATTTTTTTGATTTTGCCACGTGTTATCTTGCCAACCCCGGAACGCACCAACGTTTGCACCTGCACAGTTTATAACAATGTCGTATTGAGATAAATCCAATTGATCTATTGCTTCAAAATTGGATAAATCTAATTCATCTCGAGGCGGCGCCGTGATGCGGTATTGATCAAACAGTTCGACACACGCTTGACCAACACCAGAACTACCACCGGTTACGAATACGTTCACGCAAACAAGTCCTCATTCCACTCACGGTGACCTTCTCTGAAAGCCATATTGCTCTGTGTCTCTCGCACTTCTACACGATAGCACCACAACCGTGCCGCTTCGCCTGGTCCCCACATCTCTGGAATATAAACACCATTTACATATTTGTAAAGCATATCGCTAAGACCCTCGCAACCTAACCTAGGCAGTACCACCACTTTAGCCATTTTCTTTTCTACTAAAAGATTGTATGTGGCCATTTCTGGATCGTCTGCTGAGACAATAAGTGTGTGGTCAAACTGATCTTCCAAAGTTTTCTTGAGTTCTTTAAGTCCACCGTAGTCGGCAGCCCAGTTACGAACATCTAAGTCGTTTGTGCCAAAGTAAAACTTCATACTGAATGAATATCCATGTATTAAATTACAATGACTGTCTGCCCTCCACTGTCTATACGCACACGGAAATGCGTCGTGGTACTCTTTGGTTGAGGTGTATTTGTAAACTACGGGATTTAATGTTGTCATGCTGTTTCTCCTATGTTAATTATAGCATAGGCGGCAGAGTTTGTATACCGGGATGAACGCCGAAGGCCGGTTAAAAGAATATTTATTGCGTTACGCATCAGGATGTTTATAACTACCTGTGCGGTAATTACCTTGCCCTGGAATGGTGTTACGAACACCACCAATGGGATCTACTACATCTCCAGTTCTTCGTGGAATCAAATGCACATGTGGCCAAGCTACAGTCTGTCCGGCAGCGGCACCATAGTTAAGACCCACATTAAATCCATCCCACTTGCCTGAGTCAACTTGTTCTTGTCCGTGGTGGATTGCATCTTGCATGGCATCCATCAGTACACTTACTGTGTTGTATTTAGGTACAAACAACAAGTGTCCTGGTGTCACAGGATAGATATCCTCAAACACCTGTACATGGAAATCTTCTCGCACCAGTTCTGTCCACGGTGCTAGTTGTTTGTTAATTTCTGGACCAAGTCCTGGAATAATTTCTTTCATTGGGTCCTTTAATTTCCGCGATCTAAGTGTTGTAGTTTATCGGGCACATTAGTCCATTTCTCGTGATCGGGCAATGGGTCTTTGCGTTTGGTAATGGCAGGCCATTTTTTTGCCAGTTCAGCATTGATATCTACAAACACTCGTTGCGTTTCCGGAACATCCTCTTCAGCATAAATTGCATTTACCGGACATTCTGGAACACACACGGCACAGTCAATACATTCGTCAGGGTCGATTGCTAGAAAATTTGGGCCTTCTACAAAGCAATCTACAGGACATACTTCGACACAGTCTGTGTGTTTGCATAAAATGCAGTCGTCAGTTACTACATAGGTCATCTTGGAGCAAAGTCCTGTTGTAATTTAATATTGTCAAAGAATTCTTTCTTTGTACTTTGGTCCGTGTTGAACGCACCCTTGAGTACTGTGGTCTGTGTAAGACTACTGTGTGCCATAATGCCGCGATTTTCACAGCATCCATGTACAGCCTGAATGTAAACACCCACATCCGTAGCATCTGTGGCTCGCATTATTTCTCGGGCAATGTCGTTAGCAAGTTCTTCTTGTAGTGTGCCACGACGAGCACACCACTGAGCAATACGAGTGTACTTGCTAAGGCCAATGAGCTTTTGAGCGGCAATAATCCCGATATAAGCAACGCCACTGACAGGTTGGTGGTGATGACTGCACATACTGCGAAGCTCACTACGCACCACAAGCATTCCTTCATATCGATCCGTTGAGTCATTTGGGAAAGCGGTTGCATCTGGTTCTGG